GATAACCAACAACTCTATTATGTGCTGTCCTTGTGTGAGGTGACCGGCGGCAGCAGCCCAGACACCTTCAGTTTCGGCAACATCTATTATGGCGGTCGCCTCTGCCTGTTTGCTGGTTATGCCTATACGGGAATTGGAATCACTGTCAGTTCAGTGACCGGCAACCGGCTGACTTATACCGGAACACCATCGATTACGATCCAGGCCGGTACAACTCTGACCTTCAACAATACCGGAACCCCGATTGTCTATACCGTGGCTGGGGTGAACCCGACCACCAACACCATCGATTTCACGATTGCGCTTGACCCGACCATTGGCGGCGGGGCTTCAATTTACCAGTTTACGAACGGAACCGGCACGACTGTTTATGGCTTGCAGGATGTTTCCACGGGGATTGTGGACACCAACATCAATGGCCTGATAAACATCTACCTGTACCGAAATGGATCATCCAATCCGGTCAACAGCAGCCTGAATGCTCAAACGGTGATGAGTGCCTCTGGGCTGACTTACCAGTGGAACAGCAGCAAGCTGATGACGAACACCTGTTTCGCCATCCTGCACCTGACCTACAACCAGAACGCTGGTATTACCGGCATTCAGCAGACCCAGTTCGAGGTCATCAACCCCCGCAACAACGCTGGGGATGTGATTTTCGATTACCTGACGAATGCGGTATATGGGGCGGCCATTCCTGCTGCCCAGGTGGACTCCACCAGCATTGCTGCACTGAACACCTATGCCAACCAGACTGTGACTTTCAACAACTACCTGGGCGTGGCGTTGACGCAGCCTCGGTTCAAGTTTAACGGTGCGCTTGATACCACCCAGACCGTGCTGGACAACCTGCAAAGTATTGCAAATTGTGCAGACTGCCTGATTCGGTACAACGAGATTTACGGTATCTGGAGCGTTGTGGTTCAGAGTTCCACCTACACGGTGGCAATGGACATCAATGACTCGAACATGGTGTCTAGCCTGTCCATCACCTCGATGGACATCTCGAACACCTACAACATTGCCCAGTGTCAGTTCCCTGACATTACGCTGAACTCATCGTTCAATACCAGCACGATCAACCTTGCCCTGGTCGATCCTTCGCTGCTGTACCCGAACGAACCGCAGAACAGTCAGTCCATCCAGTTGCCGCTGTGCAACAACGATGTCCAGGCTCAACTGCTGGCAACCCGCTTCCTGAAACAAGCCAGGCTTGATTTGCAAGTCACCTGCCAGGTGAACTACATCGGCATGGAACTTGAGGCTGGCGACATCGTGACCGTCACCAATGCCAACTATGGCTGGTCGGCAAAGCTGTTCCAAGTGTTCAAGGTGGAGCAGAACTTTGCTGCGGACGGGGCGATTACGGTGTCCCTGACTTTGCAAGAGTACGATCCGAACGTCTTTAATGATGCCTCGGTTCAGCAGTATGTTCCACCACCTAAGTCGGGGTTACAAAACCCGCTTATCTTCGGCACGATTCCAGCGCCCACGATCAGCAACGTCAATTACGGCGCTTCGACTTTTGATGTAACGGTGGAAACCAGCAGCCAGGGGTTTATTTCATCGGTGAATGTTTATTATTCATCATTGCCAAACCCCAGCGCAGACCCAACTCTTAATCAGTTGATTTTTGCCGGGACGCTTAATCAGCCATCCGGTTTATCATGGGGCAATAACGTCATCCTGTCCCCCCTGATTCTGGATAATGTGATTCCGGCTGGGACGTGGTACTTTTTCTCGCAGATGATGGGCAGTAAGGGAAACTCTGGTTTAAGCCCTGCATCAGTAGCTTTTACCTGGACGCCTGGAATAACGGTTCTGGCTGATCCAGTTAGTCCGGTTTTGTATGCGAATGTAGATTCATCTGGCAGCGTCAATAAAGTGCGGGTAACAATCCCATCCTTTGACGGAACGATGCCGCTTGCTCCAGCGGGTTTGGCGGTCATGTATTCCATGTTCGATCAGCCCAATTCTGTGACGATCACCAGCGGGGAAACGGGTGGTAGTTTGTTGGTTGGCGCGGTTGATATTGAGGCCACTGGAACCTTGCCGATATTGGCTGGATCAACGCCCAGCCTGATTGTAAACACCACCAGTGTGGCCCCTAACAATACCGACTTTTCGTTATCCAGCAAGTTCTGGGCGCAATTTGGAACTTCTCAATGGCGAAAGGCTACCGGAATAACGACTACCGGCTACCAGTTCAACCCGCCGTTTGATGTAACCCCATTAGCGGGGCAGACGCTCAACTGGTCAGAGATCAGTTGGTTTGACCAGCGGGGAACGGACGCAACGGGGGTATATGGTCGCACTGGTGAAAGCTACCGCATGGGCTGTATATCCAATGGAACCGCTTACGAAGTCTGTTCATGGACTGGCGTAACACAGGATTCTTACGGTTTTCATATCACCGGCTTGGTGAGGGGTTTGGAAGGCACCACGGCGATCAATGCCGATGGATTGACTTTCCATTATTACCCGGCACCGGGAGCTGGAACGCAAATGTTCGTTATTCCTGCGATCAACTTCACACAAGATTCCAGCGGGGCATGGTCTGGGTCTACGGACGTGAATGTAAACATTCCGGCGGGTTATTCGGTATCCATGACCTGCGCGGTCTATGCTCAGAATGAAGGCGTGTTGTATCGCTCTAACATCGTGCCATTAACCTATGGAGGGGCTTACTGATGTCAGTCCCCTATAATGGTTTGATGCTGAACCAGCAGTTCAGCCCCGGCAACAGCACTGACGCTTACAACACCCCCAACTGGTATACACCGACCCCGACTGACGTAGCGGGAGCGCAGCAGTTATTCGCGCAGTTTGCTGCTGCACTGCAAGATATTCAGGTTCAGTTACAAGCTAAAACGGTTGGCCCGGACAATATCCTGTCCACGATTGCATTAAGTCCAGAAGCCATCCTGATCCAGTCGGACATGATTGGAATAGCGGGGCAAGCGACCTTTGCCGACTGGCTGCGGGACGTCAATGGGGTATCTACGGGAGTCCTCGATCCTTCGGTGACGACTATCCGGGGCGGGGTGATTCATACCGGCATTATCTACAACGCCGACAACTCGAACTATCTGAATCTGGACGCTACGGGGTCAACCTCGTTTCTGGTAAGCAGTTCTGGGGTGAACATCAAGGCAAACGGTCAATTTGTTTTGGGTTCAGCCTCTGGAAAACAACTGATCTGGGACGGCACTAACCTAACGATTGGGTCTAGCTCATTGCTGGGAACCACTACCGTATCCACTTTGTTGTCGACGGCTAGTTCGGCTTTACAGGCTTACAGTTCCTATGTCCTGACCGGAGTGCAGCAAGTCTTAGGCACTGGCGGGGTAATGGCTGGATCGGTGACGTGGAACAGTTCCAACGGGGTAGTAACTGGCGGCTCTGGCGTAGTGATGACCCAGAACGGCATCACCGGGGTGAAGTCCGGCGTGGTGACATTCAGCATTGACACCACGGGACAAGCGACTTTTGCTGGCAATGTAAATACGGGTGGATATGTGCAATCGCAAGGGGTGACGACAGCCTTTGGAACATATCAGGGATTTTCCCTTTCTGCGGCAGGATCGTTTCAAAGTCCGGGCGCTGGGAATGCTTCCTTGTTCGATATCGGTGTTCAAGGACAAGTAACCGGAACTACTGCGGCACAAGGAAAGATCGGGGTATTTGGTAATGCCGATCAATCTAACGGCACTGGCGTTTTGGGGGCATCATCGGCTGGGATTGGGGTCTGGGCCTACACGCAAACTGGAACTGCATTGAATGTTGTTGGCCCTTCTAATTTCAGCGGCGGAGCCGTCAACTTTAATGGCAGTGGCATCAACTTCGCCGGAGATGGACATCTGTATTACTTCGGCGGGGGAACCACTACCGGGTCAGCCACTGCGACTTTCACTTCCACCAACAAACCGGGATCAAACACATCAAACTCATGGATAAAACTGAAGATCGACTCGACAATCCTGTACATCCCAGCTTGGCAGTAAAGCAAACCGTCATGACAGCCCTTTCCCAAGTGCTGCAAAACAATCTGGGCAACCGGATCACCACTGAACTTGCAAACGGGATTCTGTTTTTTGTGAACCAGAATCTCCCTGACAAAAAACCGGATCAAGAAAATGGCTGATACAACCATCCAGCAAATCCAGAACATGGCGGTGCAGATTGCCAACCTTCAAGCCCTGATTGCTGGCGTATCCAATCCCGGTAAACTCTATCCGGTATTGGGGAATCTAGTCGCTTACGGATGCTATGTCTCGAACGAGCTTTATCCGGCGACCGCCATCACCTCATCGAGCGTGGCGAGCAGTACGGTTATCACGACTTCGGTAGCGCATAACCTCACCACGGGGCAATACGTTGAGATATTGGGGCATAGCGGCTCCACGCCTTCGCTGAACGGTTATCAAGGGCCGGTGACGGTATTGACTACCACCACTTTCAGTATCCCCGTCACGGTCACGGTAGGCGGTTCTGGGGGTACTGTGCGAGCCATTACCATGCAGTTGTCGCTCAATGGTCAGAACGCAAACGATACCGGACACCTGAACCCGAACGGAACCTCCCCGCCGTTGCGGATCGAGAACTACTACAACAGCGGGTTTATCTACGGACAGGCTTGGTTTCGGGATAACGTCAACGTTGGAACCCTGACAGACGCTACCTGGCCTATCACTACGGCTCCAGGTACTGGCTATCACCGCTATGACATCGTGTATGCCTATAACGCCGTGACCGGCCCTACGATTGGGGTTGCAACGGGAACGGCGGTACTTAATGCCAGCACGCCTACCCAACCTCCCGTGCCACAGGGCGCGATTGCCTTGGCGCAGGTTCATGTACAAGCCGGGGTGCAAGGGATCGTTTCTACAGCAATTACCGATCTTAGAAATTTCACAGGACGGCTGCAATGGGCTGCGGTAACTCCGGTTGTGACTGGAATCACAACGGCAAGCACGATCACACCTACAGCAAACACCTGTACGCAGTATGACGTATCTGCTCTTGCCTCTAGCGCAACCATCGCCATTCCCACGGGGGGGCAGGTTGATGGGCAAAAGCTGCTTTTACGGATCAAGGATAACGGCACAGCGCAAACCTTGACCTGGACGACTACGGCAGGGGGTTATCGAGTTAAGGGCGTCACCCTTCCAACCACTACCACCGCCAGCACGGTTTCGTATGTCGGCTGCATTTACAACGCTCAAGACGGTTATTGGGACGTAATCGCAGTCGGTTAATTACTCAGTTTTTGTTTCACCCACCAAGCCACCAGTAGGTGGCTTTTTTATTTGGAGGCCATATGGCACTGCAATACTCTACGACTCACCGCAACAACGCAATGGCAGATATTACGACCCAAGTTGGGACTACTGGCTACATCCTGATCTACACCGGCTCCCCTCCCGCTAACTGCGGTACGGCGGCTTCTGGCACCTTGCTGGCCTCGCTTGCTTGCAGCAACCCGTTTGCTTCAGCTCCTTCGGGTGGAGTGGTTACGGCAAGTGCGATCACCAGTGCCACGGCTGCCGCCACAGGTACCGCCGGTTACTGGCGTCTGTGTACGTCCTCTGCCGGAACTACAGTTGTTGCTCAAGGTCTTTGCGGCACATCCGGCTCTGACTTGAACCTGAACAGCACCAGCATTGCTAGCGGTCAGACGGTTTCCATTACGAGCTTTGCTATTACCGGGTTTGGGGCGTGATATAAATGGCCCTCATTTTCGCGGATCGGGTCAAGGAATCCACCACTACATCAGGCACAGGTACGATCACGCTTGCTGGGGCGCAGACGGGATATCAATCGTTTGCAGTGGTGGGAAATGGGAACACCTGCTACTACACCATCGCAGATCAAGCTGGAACGGGTACAGGCGCATGGGAGGTGGGGGTCGGTACTTACTCCACCACCGGCCCTACATTGGCTCGTACAACCGTCCTGGCCTCGTCCAATAGCGGTTCCTTGGTGAGTTTCGGGGCCAATGCGAAAGATGTATTTCTGACCAGTCCTGCGGAGAAGTTTTTTGGTACGGATCAGACGCTGGGGATTTCCAACGGCGGCACAAACTCAACCGCTACTCCAACTGCTGGTGGTGCGGTCTATGGTACAGGTACTGCGTATGGGATCACTGCTGCTGGTACATCGGGGCAACCTTTAATTAGTGCAGGTGCTTCTGCTCCGAGTTTTGGCACCCTTGGCGTATCCGGTGGCGGTACAGGTGCAACAACTTTAACTGGCGTTCTTAAGGGTAATGGCACTTCAGCGTTTACTGCTGCCACTGCCGGAACAGATTTTGTTGCGCCGGGAACTGCGACTACCTTTACTGCCACTCAAACCTTTAGCGGTTCTAGCTCTACCTTTGCGACTTCCTTACTTAACGCCTCAGAAACCTTTTACACCATTGCGGCTGCCCCCAGTTCCAGCCAGACCGTTTATATCAACAACGGATCGGTTCAATACTTTACCAGCAATGCCGCAAATAACTGGACGCTAAACATCGCTTTCAGCAGTGGCACTTCATTGAACACGGCTCTTGCAACTGGGCAAGCGGTGACATTGGCGGTGGTCACAACCCAAAGTACAACGGCTTATTACAACTCCGCAGTACAGATTGATGGAACTTCTGTAACCCCCAAATGGCAGGGGGGTGCTCCTACGGCTGGTAACGCTTCTGGTCTGGATGTTTATACTTACACGGTTATAAAAACAGGTTCAGCGACCTATACCGTTTTGGCTTCCTTAGTACAGTTTAAGTAAGGATTAGCTATGCCGTTAATTAATACACGCGGAAGTATTAGTGCCAAAGGGTATGGGTTTAGTAGTGCTG